CATGATGCTTCTCTCTTAGTATGCAATTTAGAAATGATATGTATCGGCCTTCTATAAGTTTCTACTGTGGCACCACATCTAGGACACTTTGATTTGTATATGCCATCTCCGATAGCACCTTCTAAGTTCTTTTGACCTGTTGAACATGACTCTGAATGTTTACTGTCTCTCTTATGAGAACAACTTGGATCGCCTCCGACCCAAGTTGCTGTACCATAATCTCTTAACCCCCAATAAGGAGGAGAAGTTATGCATGTATCAATAGATTCTTTTTCTAAATCATCAAGTATATCAAGGGAGTTCCCTTGTAATATTTTTATAGACATGTCTAGAAAGGTATCTGATCATTTGGTTCTTCACTACTTGGGGAAGTATCAACGATAGATGCTTGTGGTGGTGAGTTAGGATTAATATCTTCTTGAGATACAACTTCTAACTGAACATAAAAATAAGGTTTGCCACCTGTTCCATCAGGTTTTTCTTTTGTAGTTCTTTCCCAAAGAGCAGTTTTGACTAATGCCTTGTGCTTATTTTCCATATCATCAGGGTTAGTGTTTGCTTTTGCAGATGCAACTAAATCTTGCAACTGTTCATAATCAATCCAAATCTCTCCTGTGTAAGAAGGATGACTTGGAGTAGTCTTAAATTTATTCTGCCAAGAATTACCACCTGATTTTTTATATACTTTTGCCATAATTATTTTGTCTCCTTATTTTCTAATGACTTTTTTACTGATTTAAACTTCTCTATTATCGCCTCATAGTAATCAGGCAATTCTTTTTTTAACTTATCAAACTGAGGTTTGTTAGTTTCGTTAGAATAAAATTCATTTAACTCTGCAACACTTAAGTTTTTTGAGTCTAAATAATTATCAACTAATTCTAAAAACATTTCAGATTCTTTAGTATCAACTTCTTCCTTAATATTCTTTGAGGAATCTTTAGGTTGTATCGTTGCTTTTGGTTTAGATGGTGATAAAGGAATAGTAGGTTCAGATAATTTGCCCTGTTGTTTATCAGGTGCTTCTCCTATGTCAGAAAGATCCTCCTCTAACTGAGAATAAACTCTCATCCCTAAACCAAATATTGCACAATTTTTTACAAAACATCTCCACACGTTTTTGTTGATAACAGTAGCATCAACATTGCCTGTACTTTTCATTCTGTTATCCATAACAGGAAGTGTCATTTCTCTTCTCACACCTTCTATCTCTACGAAAGTAGTTACCTGTGCAGTTCCATTCGGAAGGGCTTTATATGGCATCCCATCATATTCAATATTACCCCATTCAAAATTAGGATATTGTTCTGCCATTATTGTGTAAACTCTTGCCCACGAAATAAAATCTAAATCCATCTTTTTGTTTATGTATGGCTTTACATCAACATTATATAAGACGTTCCATATGTCTCCAAATTCAGTTTTCTTTTTAGTTTTCTCAGTCATTTTTATCCTCCATATAACTTTTATACTGATTGCAAAATTTATTTACATTACACCAATCTTCACATCTATTAGCTTTACCTTTAGCTGTCATCCATACATCTTTGTCAGAACATAATACTTCCTGAGTATTTTCCAATGCATTAATGTGAAGTTTAATTCTTTCTTTTATAAAATTTTCCACCTCTTCCATAGACCATACCATTATCGGTTTAGTAAATACAGCAGTTTGTGGATAAGTATTAGAATTTTTTGCTCTTGATTTACTCCAATCTTTTAAAATTGCGTTTACTTCAGCAGAAGGCATTGTATCTTTTTCAAATGCTAAAGCATATAACCATGCATAAATATTTAGCTGTTGATCCCATTCCTCTTTATCATTTACAACAGCATATGCGGATGTAGTTTTAAAATCTATAATCTTATTTTCTTTTTCATTAATAAGATCAACACACCCTGACACAGTATATTTTTTATTATCTACTTCAACATCTGTATTAATTCTCATTTCTGTGTGCATACCTTCTACACCTTCATTAGCTTGTTCAAGCATTTTATGAACAGAAGTTCCAATGAAAGATGCTATAGTGTCTGAGTAATCTTCTGACAATTCATCTTTATGTTGAATCTTTAATGCTCTTACTTTAGGAGGTTGAAGTAGTTCTGTAACAGAAAAATCTGCCTCTCCTTTACTGTATTCCCAAGAGTGTTTTATTCCTCTTACAACATGTAAAGGTATCATTTTTTTGTTTGTATAATGCAATTAGTTTATTCTCCAAATAAGAATGCTTTCTTTATTTTCACCAAACATTATAGAAAACTTTGGTAAATCTTTTTTATTAGATTCAGAATTTCTTTCTAGCTTTTGAATATGTCTTTGAACAAATGCTCTAATAGTTCCAATCTTTTTTTGACTTGTTTCAGGATCACACTTTAACTTCAAACAATCTCTTTTAAGATTCCCATTATCATCTGTGTAAGGTCTCCTTAAATCTTGCAAAGGAATATTATGTTTCATTGTTGCTCCACGACCAAAAACTCTAGGTGGTTCTTTATCTCTTTCAATAACCCATTCTTCACTGTTGTTCATTTATTTCTCCTTGTAAAAGTTATCAGAAGTGGGGAGATGACTACGCAACTGTTTTATCTCCCCTTTAAAAGTGTTATACATAATTAACAATAGATCGTCTGCGTTATCGTTAATCAATCGGTGTGCACATTCCAAGTCGCACTTGCTTCCTTTAAAAGTATGTATATACATATATAAATAGTAAGTCAACATATTACTTATGGTAATTTAATAATAAATCCTATGGACATTCTGTACAAACAATAATAATTGTAATATAATTTTCTAAAAATGAGAGGTAGGATGAAAGACAACAGCATAATAAAAGAAAGAATAATACATTTAGATCAAGGACAGCACAGAATATTTTGTCCATCTTGCCATCACATAAGAAAAAAACATAACAAATTGCAAAAAGAATTAGCAGTAAAAATTGAAGGTAATGATATAAAATATTTTTGTCATCACTGTGGAATAAGTGGTGGCATGTCTAAAGAGTTTAACACTGTGAGTGTATCAAAACAAATAAACCAAACAAAAGTGAAGGAAATAATGAGAGAGATAAATTTAGAAAATTACAAACACACTCAAGAAACAATAAGTTTTTTAAAAGAAAGAGGTTTAAGTGAAAAAGTAATTAATAAATATTCCTTAGGGAATTTATATAGCTTTCAAGGGAGAAAGAGACAAGGTATAGGTTTTCCATATTACAATGAAGATAACAAAGTTACATCAATTAAATGGAGGTCTGCTGATAAAGATAAGTTATTTAGTCAAGAAGGAAATTGTAATCAATTTTTTAATATTCAAAATGTTTATGATCAAAAATCACTTATCATATGTGAAGGAGAAATAGACGCACTAACTTGGTTGAGTGTTTTAAATGATGAAAATGAATTTGGTGTTGTTAGTGTTCCTAATGGTGCACCTCAATCAGTATCTCAATCTCAAAAAAATCCTGAAGAAGATGTAAAATATAAGTATGTTTGGTCGGCAAGAGAAAAACTTAACAATGTTGAGCAAGTAATATTCTCAGGAGACTCTGACGATCAGGGAAAGGCTTTGTGCGAAGAACTCGCCAAAAGAATTGGAAGGGGGAAGTGTTGGACTGTTGACTTGCATCCATACAAAGATGCAAACGAATGCTTGCAAGAAGAAGGGGAAGAGTTTTTAAGAGATAGATTAAAAAAAATAAAACCTTATCCTGTCTCAGGTCTTTATCGTGCTAATGATATAAGGCTTCAAGTAGATAAATTATATGACGAAGGTAAACCAACAGGCTATCAAATACATTCTGCTGTTGATCTACAGATAGCAAAAGGTCAACTTACTGTTGTAACAGGATTGCCATCAAGCGGTAAATCAAATTTTGTTGATGACTGTTGTGTTTATTTAGCAAAAACATATGGTCTTAAAACTTGTTACTGTTCTTTTGAAAAACCAATGGCAGAGCATGTAACTCAACTTACCAATCATATATCTAAAAAAGTATTTTTTGATACGAACAATGCTCAAAAAATTAATCAAAGCGAACTAGATGCAACTATGGATTTTATCAATGATCATTTTGTTTTCCAAGATTTTTCAGGAGGAAGGTCTACGAAGATAGAAGAAGTTTTAGAGGTTGCATCACAGTCAGTTATGTTTGGAGTAAACATTTTAGTTATTGATCCATATAATTGGATTGAACCTGAACAGAATGCTAACATGTCAGAAGGTATTTCCAACATGTTATCCAAGGTGCAAAATTGGGCAGTATCAAATGACTGTCACATATTTTTTGTTGCTCATCCATCAAAACTTCAAGATACAAATATTCCTGAGGGTATGCAGATTGGCGGATCAATGTCTTGGTTTGCTAAAGCGGATAATGGAATAACAATTCATAGAGACAGAGAAACAAGAGAACCTTTAGCAAAGATATGGAAAGTCAGATGGTCTTGGCTTGGTAAATGTGAGACAATATTATTAAGTCACAATCCTAACACAGGTTGCTTCTCTTTAAGAGGTGAAAGAATTTACGATTGGTCTTTTGCTGATAAATTACCTAAAAGTTAAATAATCCTTAAGGAATATTTCCAAGGAAAATTAGAGCTGGGATTCTCACGCTTTTTGGATCTCCTCTGTATAATCCTTTGCATGTCAAAAAAAGACCAAAAAAAAACCCCCCACTCCGAAGAGTGAGGGGAAACTAAAAATGAGTAATAGAAACCTACTTGAAAATTATATTATAGTCAAGACTTTCTAGTAAATCTTTCCATCTTTTCATAATTAACATTGCGTCTTCTTTTGGTAAAGTATTACAATGATCTAATATCTTATTGTTAAGAGTGTAGGTAGCTATTCTTAACTGTTGATCTCTTGGTATCTTAGCGAAACTCATTAAACTCTTTCCAATCTACTATTCTTTCAAGAGTTTCTATTTCTCCTTTGAGCAACATATCTTCTTTTAAATCTTGATCTAATGCATCTCGATGAACTAAATTTTCAATTCTAGCATTTTTAAGATTGGCTTTTAATTTTTTATATAATTTTTCTACAGACATAATCGTACTCCTTTATTCTTAGGCAACATTACCTATACAATTAATCTAAATCAAAATCAGGATCGAACTCTATGACAAAATCATCTTCATCTTCTGTGGTATAATTCATAGCAAAAGGAAAACCTGATGCTATTGCATCTTTCAAAACTAACATACGCATCTCATCATATCCTTCTTCTTCATTGTATAAAAATACAACAGAGGATACCATCATCCAAAACTCATCCTTACTAATTCCATTAGGTGGATAAGTTAATATTACTTTGTCTTTTTTAAAGACAACAGATATCTCTTCTCCAACTTGATGTATAATTTCTACTTTGCTTTTTTTATCCTCGGTGGCAATTTCTTTTCCATCAGGAAAATTTATTATTGTAGCCATAATTTCCTCTAAATTACCAATATATGACCTAATTTCACACAATTCAAGAAAATTGAACCCCACATTTTAAGTCTCACGCAAAAGAATTATCCCTCTAGTATGATTTTACCTGAGAAAAAAACACCTCTGTATGAGCCTTAAAATGCGTTTTAGTTTTAAAACAAGAGAAAACTGCCATTAATTTACTTGAAGTCTTGATCTAACTCTCTTCATATAACTTTCTTTTTCAGAATTTGATAAAGTCTCGAAAGTATCAAAGGTCATATTCTCTGTTAACATTTCCATTGACTTTCTTTCTAACTCTTTTTGTTCAGGTGTCAGTGAATTGTAAAAAGATATTATTGCTTTGTATTCTTCTTTAGCTTTTTTTATTACATCTTCACTTGCACCTATACCTCTAAACAATTCCTCCATAAGTTTTATTTCATCTTCATCTTCATCTGTTATGTTAAAATACATGAATTCCTTCTCCAAGTTTTTTCATTCTTTCGATATATTTGTTTGCTCTTTTCCAATACCAATTTCTTTCCTTAGGTGTACGATAATAGTATATATGATCCTGTGAAAGATCACCATTAAATCTTCCTGTATTAATTAATGTAAGAAGATCATCTAATTGAATAATTCTCTTCTCCATTTTGTTTTCATCAAACACATAAATTTTAATTGGTTTTGAATAAGGAACTTCTAGTAACTCTAAACCCAAATCTTTTTCTTCTATTGCCATTACTTGCCCTCCTTTAAATTAACATCAGGATTTCTATAGTGCTTACGATCTATCTCATCCCAATAAGAATTCTCTGCTCTTTGTGGTCTATGTGAAAATATTTTACCTTTTGAACCTTTCGGTTTTATCTGTCTTTTACCCATGATAATCTCCTTTACTATTTAATTCATCAACTATTAATTCATCTATTTTTCTATAAAGATCAACAGAGTCATCA